TAGAATTTAGTCAAGATGATTTTTGTAATGCAATTGAAGATGTTATTAAAACAATAGAATCATATGATATTACCACAGTTAGAGCATCTACTGGACAATATTTAATATCTAAATGGATTTCTCAATATACTGATATTAAAGTTTTATTAATTGGTGATGGTAGTGATGAATTAACATGTGGTTATATGTATTTCCATAAAGCACCGTCTCCTATTGATGCTCATAATGAAAATATTAGATTATTAGAAGAGATTCATATTTATGATGTATTACGAGCAGATAGAGGTATTGCAGGAAATGGATTAGAAGCAAGAGTTCCATTTTTAGATCCTAATTTTGTTCAATTATATCTAAATATTCCTCCAGCCTTAAGAATTCCTAAAGATGGAATTGAAAAATGGTTATTAAGAAAATCGTTTGATGTATCTGATATAAATATTAGAGAAACATTTAAAAATAAAGTAGAATATTTACCAAAAGAAGTATTATATAGAAAAAAGGAAGCATTTAGTGATGGAGTATCAGGATTACAAAAATCATGGTATCAAATAATACAAGAAAAAGTAGAAACATTATATACTGATGATTATTTAGAAAAATGTAAATCTAAATATAAAATAAACATACCTCATACAAAAGAAGCGTTATATTATAGAGAAATATATGAAAAATATTATCCAAATACAGACCATTTAATTCCTCATTATTGGTTACCAAAATGGTGTGGAAATATTACTGAACCATCTGCTCGTGTTCTTCAAGTTTATAAATAAATATAAATAAATATAAATAAATATATATTATTTAATTTATTAAAAAATTGATTATATTATTTATTTTATTAAATAAAATAAATAATATAATGAATAAAATGAAAAATCCATTAGCATCTTTTGAAGATATTTATTATAGATTATCAAATATTAATGAAGATATAAATAATAAAGAATATGAGATTATTAAATTATATAATAATAATATTAATAATTTACATCAAACAATATTAAAACATAATAAAGACATAATAATGTTTAATATGAATGAATATTTACATGATATATTAAATTCATATAATTATGATATTTATAAAATTAATCAACAATTTGATGTAGATTTTAATAGATCAAATATTTTTATTGATGATATTAAAATAAATAATAAAAATTTAATTGATATTCATTTCAATAATTTAGAAAAATATAAATTATTTGATAATTTTAATATGTTATTAATTATTAAAATGTTATGTAACCAATCATCTTTTGGTTTTCCTTTTATATTATTAAATAAAATTTATAATTATTATAATGATGATTATATTATTAGTGATGGAAAAACTAATAGATATATTAAATTTAATACTATTGATAAATTATTAACAATTATTATTGGTACTGATCTTATTTTAAATAAAATAACTACTAATGGTATTGAATTCATTAAAAAAATTCATATTCATTTAGTTATTCATACTAATTTAATTAAAACTAATTCTGAATATATTCTTAATAATAATGATATATATTGTAAAAATGGATTATTATATATTGATATTTATAATTTAGATAATACATTAGAATAAAATATATCAATTAATAAAAATATTAAATATAATATAATTGCAATTATAATACTAATTACTGGAAATGAAAATATTGTTTGATCATCATTACAACCAAATGATTTAAATTTATTAGTTTTTTCATCGTACATAAATGATGGTTTTAATAATAATATTATACTAATTATTAATATGTAAAATATAATTGCATTAAATACTGGTGAAGATGGATCAAATATCATCTTATTATATATTATATATTTATTTTTAATTTATTTAAAAAAATTGAATATTAAATATATTGCTTTGCACATTAAATTTTATAATAGATTCACTACGAATAGTTTTATATAGTGAAACATTATGAACACACAATCAGAGAAAAAATTTATTCAATTTAGATTTGGTAATAATGATGTTATTATATTATTTGATAAAATTTTTTATCAACAACATAAATCAGATTTTGACATAATAATATCAAATTTACATAATCTGTATCCATTTAATGATACAGATTATGATTATAATAAACAATATACTAGATATATTTATCAAAACTGTATTATTTATTTTAATTATAAAATTGCATCTAATTATAATAAATTAACACAAGATGTTAAACTAACACAAGATTCAACCAAATTATTTAATAAAATATATTATGAATATATTGGAGAACTTGGTGATGATTTTTATCATGAGTTAGATAAGAATCTAACTTATAATGGTACTATGACACTAAATTTTGCTAAACTAAATACTATTGCAGATAAATTATAAATTTAATAAAACACTCTTTTTTTATTACTTAAATCATCATATACAGTTCTTGTTCCTCTTATATTATCAAATTCATATAATTTTGGTAATGTTCTATGGAAATTTTGTCCTTCTTCATCTAACATTGCTGTTAATTGATTCATTTCTCTATTTCTTTGTTTATAATTTTCATCTAATACTCTCATTATATCTCTTGGATCTGTTAAATTATTATTTTCCATTAAATTTACATTATAATATAACTCTTTATCTTGATCATATAATAATCTTCCATCTGTTCCTTCTTTACTTAAAAATCCTAATATTGATAATTCTTCTATTACTACTCTCATTGCTACTGTTTTTGTTACAAAGAAATTATTTTCATCTTTTAATGGACGTTTATCTTGAACAAATGAACATCTTAATATCATTTGATCATCAACATGTTTTTTCTGTAATATAATATCACATATATATCTTATTTCATCTTCAGTTTCATATTTCATAACTGATGTTATTTTAATTAATTTAACTGGTTGTTTTGTTGCAGGTTCATCATATAATGATGGTGCTAATCCTAATGATCGTCTTACTTTTTCCCATCCTGATTGAACTGTTGGATCTGTTATTGCTTCATCCCATCCTGAATTTGGATTTCTAAATGATGGAACATCATTTTTAATATTATCATTTAATACTTCTACAAAATCTTTTACTATATTCTTTATTTCATCTGTTTCTGGTTTTGAAAATATTATTGGTTGATTTGCTAAATTAAAAAATTGTTTTTTATCTGGCATTATATTATTTAATGCTGTCATTACATCTCTATAATCATTGTGGAATTGTATATTCAAAAAATTTGGATTTAATTTATCTTTTTTTATTGTATTATCATAACTATGTATTACATTATCCATTTTCATTATATCCTCTGCTATTTGTTCTGGTGTATTATTATGTGACCCTAACATAAATTCTTCTTTATATTCGTCATCTTCTCTTTTTATATGTTTATTTGATAATCTTGATGCTGTAAATTGATATATTATATATATTATTATTAAAACTAAAATTATATTTAATCCATTCATTATATCTATTAATTAGATATTTTTAACTAATTTTTATAATTAACTAATTTTTATAATTAATTATAATTTACTCCTACTTCATAATCTATTTCATAATCTTGTTCTTCCTCCATATCCATTGCTTGTTCTTCTTCTATTGCATTTTCTTTCTCTTCTAATTTATCTATATCTTCTGGTTCATTTGGATCTTTATATTCTCCATAAAATCCTTCTACATTATCTAATCCATATCCTTCATCTATTGTATCATATATGTATGTTTCACTATTCATTATATAACTAAATCTCTTAATATCATAACTTCTTATTAAAATTTCTTCATTATATAACTCAAATATATTATTTATTATATCTATTATGAAATATGTTATATTTGTTTGTATTATTTTATTTGTATTATATTCTATTAATTTATCTAATTGTTCTATTATATAATACAATATTAAATTACCATGATAATCATAATAACTTATATCATCAAATAATATATATTTATTTTGTATATCCATATTTATTATTTTATCGTTTAATTCCTGTAAAAATATTCCATTTTTTACTATCTTCCAATTTTTAAATATCTTATCCTCTTTATTCCTTACAATTATATTATTTAATTTTCCTAAATATTTATTTATAAATATATCTGTTTGTTCTTCTATTAATTCTTCATCTATTTCTACTTTATAATTATATTTTGCTCTATAAATATATCGTTGTATATCTATTATTGTTTTTTTTAAATTATTAATTCTTAATCTACTTATATCTGATATTATATTTCTTAATACTTGTTGTGTATCTTTTAATTCTTCTTTATCTATATTTTCTATTATTTTATATAATTCTGTATATTTATATTTATATCCTAACATTTTTAATTTATTCTTTATTGAATAATTTATTTTTATATATGCTATTCTTTTTGCATATTCGTAATTCTTTGTTTTTTCTTTATATCCTAATAATAAATGTGATATGGCATCATAATATATATCTATTTGTAATCTATTATTATTAAAATATATTACATCTGTTTTAAAAAAATCATGATTTCGTTTATATATAATCTTATTTTCTTTTTCAGTAATAATTATTGGATTATCTATTTTAAATCCATTATGATCATGATCAATTATATATGCATCGTATGCTAAATATATATTATTACCACTTAAATTTATATTTTTCCCTATTATTAATTCCATTTTGTCTATAAACTGATCTATAAAATTATAAAAACCTTCTTTGTGTTCTTTTGTTTTTGAATATCTATTTTTTTATATTATTTATAAATTCTTTTAATTTCTTTTCTTTCTTTTCTTTTTTATTTAAATTAATTTCATTTAATTTAATTAATTTAGTGTCTTGTTTATTTTTAATATCAATTGTTAATTTATTTATTGTATCTAAATCTGCTTTAGTTAATTCTTGTATATTTTTAAATTTACATTTAGAGCAAACATCACATTTTAATTTATTGTCAAAAACATAAGTATGTACAGTTCCTGAATTACAGAATTTTTGAGCAATATTTTTAATAGTCAAATATTTGTAATTTTCTATAATTTTATAAGTTAAATCATCATTTAATTCTATTTTTGATAATATTTTATCACATTTACTACATATCATTGTATTATCTTTATTTTTCCAATCATGAAATTCTCCACTTTCACAATTAGTTATATTATTTATATTATAATATCTTCTTGATATATATTTATTTACTGGTAATATTAATCTATCTATTATTTTTTTAGACCAATATTCTACATTTGTATATACAAAATTTTTACCTACAAATTCTTTTATTTCTATTGATTTTATCTTTTCAGTTATATATTTTACTTTTGATCCAGTTGTTATAATTTTTCCTTCTTCTCTTGCTTTTATTTTATCTAATATATCTGTTTTTTTATAAACAGATGTTAATCTTTGGAAAAATTTAATACTTACTATTTCATATACTGAATGTTTATTTCCTACTTTACTATATACCTCTATTATACTATTAATTAAATCTATTAATGAGTGTATTATTTTTTTTTGTATTATTGGATTAAATTTCTTATCTTTTAATTTATCTTCTGTTTCACTTGACCATAAATTATATTTTGTTATTAAACATGAATAATAGAATATCATATAACATAATGATTCATATTCTAAAATTGATACTGTTTCTCCATTTATATTTTTTAATATTTTAATATTATCAAATAAATTTCTACCATATTTTGAATATAAATAATAATTACATGTTTTATCTCCAGATGCAAATAATATTTGTGTTTCTGAATATTCTATTAATATTAAAAATACTACATATAATAATATATTATTCCTTTTAATTGGTTTATAATAATCTTTCTCTTTACTGGAATATGTAAATATACTATTATCTAATGGAAATATAAAAAAATTTGTTAAATCTTTATTAATACCATATTTATTTATTATCTTTTCATTTCTGTCTCTATATGACTCTCTCATTAAATCATTATGTATTAATAATAAATCAATTATATCTTTTACTATTCTTTTAATTGCTATCCTTACTATATATGATTTCCCTATTAAAAATTGTGCATTTGTTATATTAGCAACTCTTTCTACTAATTTATCTATATTTATTATTGTTGTTTTATATTTCTCATATTGTGGCATTGTTTCTAATGGTACATCTATTGGTGTATAAAATGATACAAATTGTCCATCTTCATTATATGAACCACCTGGTATAAAATTCTTTATATCTAATAATGTTCCACAACTTTTACATACATATTCATTTTCTTTTGATTCAATTACATATTTTCTTATAAATTCATGTAATAAATTAATAAAATCATTTGGATTTGTTTTTCTTATTTGTGTTATATTATCCCATGTAATATTATGTTGGCATATTGCTCCTATTATTTCTTCATTATCATCTAAATCTTTTGTTCTATCTAAATCCTCAAATTGTGATATTTTTATTGTTGTTATTGGTTTTTTCTTATTTTTTGGTGCTGATGGTAATTCTATTATTTCTCCAGATAATCCATAAAATATATCTTCTTTTGTATCATATTTTTTCTCTGTTTTAAAATATTTATTTGTATAATATATATTCTCTAAATTTATATAAAAATTAGATTCTTTTGGTATTTTAAATATTTTATTTTCGTATTGTTCTATTAATTTCTTAAATTTATCTATTGTTAATTTCTTCTTTGTTTTTTCTAATTTATTTATTATTTTATTATATGTCATATCCATTATATCATCGTATAATTTAGATACTATTAATTTAATATTATCTTGTTCTGTTAATTTACTTGTTTGATCATATGTCTCTAATTTTATTGTATCTTTATTTATATCAAATAACCAATATATTATTGGAACTTTATTATTTTCTTTAAAATATATATGATTTATTAATTTTAATGTTCCATCATATCCATTCTTAATATAATTTACTGATTGTTTTGTTTTAAAACTAACATCTCTGATATCATTTAAATCATTCCCAATTAAACAATGTAAATTATGTCTTCTATTATTTATAATAAATCCAACAATATTTACTGATGTATTATCACTACCTACTCTTAATTGTAAATGTTTATTATATTTATTATTATCTATATCATTAAATGTTGTATATCTAACTATATCAATCGTTTTATTTAAATTTAAATTAAAACCATATTTATTAAATTCCTTAAAATTAACATATGGATATTGTCTATATATTTCTAAATCATGTAAATATTCATTAGTTTCTAAATTTTTTGCTCCTACATTAATTAATTTATTTATTATTCTTATTTCTTCTGTATTATTTATTAATACTCCTAATCTATCATGTAATGGTTGATAAAATAATTTTTCTGTTTCTTTTTTTAATTCTTTATTTTTTTTAACAACTTTTGAATAATATTCAGATACTTTTTCTATTTTTGTTACTATATATTTAATTTTTGTTTGTTCTTTTTGCTTTTGTTTTTGTTGTTCTTCTTTACTTGTTGATTTATCATATTTTTCTGTATCTTTGTGATATAATAAAAAATCCTCACTTATTGGTATTAATATTTTATTATTTATTAATTCTAATATTTTATCATTTAATGACTTTTCTCTTCTTTTTTCTATGTCTTTATTTTCTAATAATAATTCATATATTTCTGATACTAAACCTTTTTCTACATCTTCAATTGATAATGAACTTTCTATTAAATTATAATCTATAAAATCCTCTTTTGGTATTATTATATCTATAAATGTAAATTCATTTTTATTTTGAACAGCATTCTCTAAAATCATATATATATCCTTTTTCTCTTGTTTCAAATATATTTCTGTAATTATTAATGTTTTAATTATATTATTTGCTTGTATTTTTTTATTATTATCTAATTTATCTAATTTAAAAACATTATTAACAAATTCTTCTCCTAAACCATTTAAAAATTCAAATGCTGATTTATATTTTTCATTATCTACTAATTTTTTACTTTTATCTGAATCTAATATAACTAAAATATTATTTATTAATTCATAAAATTTAATTAAATTACTGTTATTTTCACTATTAAAAAAATTCTCTATTTTAAAATTGTATGTCCCTTGATTCTTTGAAAATTCTATTATATTATTTATATATGTATCAAATTTACCTTTGTAAAAAAATCCAATGTATAAAAATATATAATATGCTAAATATCTTTTAATAATTTCAATTACTGTAAAAATACTATCTTCATCATATACTATCTCTTTCAATTCTTGTTGATTAATTTTATTTGAAAAATTATCTAATATTTTATTTATTTCTAATTGATATTTTACAAAATTTGGTTCATCTATTATTTTTAAAAATATTTTATCTTCAGATATAATTTTTAAAAAAAACTCATCAATAGTTTTATCTATTAAATCATCTATCTTATTGATATACATTTATAATAGATATATCTATTATTACAAAAGAAAAATAAAATTTAACTTTGCTTATATTTTTGACAATTTTTTTTATTATTAGTATTATTCAAAAATAAAGAATTAATATATATATTAATATTTTTTAATAAAAAAATTGAAAAATATTAATATTTTTATCTAAATAATATAAAGTCTAATTATCTGAGTAATTATATATGGACAATAAAGTTGATATTAATATAACTGAATTATCTAAACAAAAAAATAATAAATATAAATCAAGTCAATTAGTATTACAATTATCTGGGAAAAATGTCAATAGTATATTAGTAAATACTTTACGACGAGGTTCATTATTATTAGTTCCTACATATGGATTTTGTAGAGAAAGTATTTTAATTGAAAAAAATACTTCAATATTTGATAATGATTATATGAGATTAAGATTATCACAATTAACAATTCCTAATTTAAAATATGATACATTTAATTTACCAAATAAATATTGGAAAAATATTAACTATGGTGATTTAACTCGTGAAAAAGACCCACGAGATAAAAAAAAAATAGAATTATACATTAACATAACTAATAATTCTAATGAATTATTAAATGTTACCACTGATCATATAAAAATATATGAAGATGGTGTAGAATTAAAAGACCATTTTAAACATATTGCTCCTATTTTAATAGTTCCATTAAGACCATCACAATCATTCATATGTAGATGTGTAGGAGTATTAGGAATAGGAAAAGTTAATGATACATGGGCTTCATGTAGTAATTGTTTTTATGAAGAATTAGATGAACATAAATATAATTTAACATTAGAATCACAAGGTCAATTAGAAGAATATGAAATATTAAGAAGAATTTGTAAATTATTAATAGAAAAAATAGAAGATTTATCACATATTATTAAAGAAAAATATTCTAAAAATACAGATGACAATACATTATATATTAAATTAGAAAATGAAGATCATACATTAGGTAATTTTATAAATGATATTTTACAAGATTTAGATAATGTAGAATTCTCTGGTATTTCTAAACCAGATCTTCTTGTTGATGAAGTTACTATTAAATTAATTTCTACTAAAAATAACCCTGTTGATGCTGTTTTAGTTGCTTTTAATAAAGCAAAAAATATTTTAGTTAAAATGTTATCTTTATTACCAAAATAAAAATAATTAATAATTAATAATTAATATTAATTATTTTTTACATAAATAAATTTATTTTAACTTAACATTAATGTAGTTTGTGCCATAGTTAATATACATGTTTTATCTATAAAATCACTATTTTTATTATCCATCATTGTTTTACGATCATAATATATCTGTCTTAATATATTTGGAGGAATTTTCTTCAAATAATAATATACACTATGTACATTTATTGAACGATTCTCTTGTTTTGTTTTATTTTCTATATATATACCATGTAAATCATATAATATCTTTTTATATGTATCAGTTAATGATTCATATAATTCACTGTTCTTCTTTTGTCTTGTTAAATGATATAAATTTAATATTTCTTTTGATATTGTTTTCATTGATGTAACTATTCTTGTATTTACTTCAGTTGTATATTTTGTTGTATAGGGTAAATAATTATATAAATTGTCATTTTGATATAATTCTAAATATATTTGATGTATATTACTATTATTTGGTTTTATTTTCATTAATTTTTTATATACACTCGTTTGTAATTTTAATATTGTAAAATAACTTTTGTTTATTTCTCCTTCATAATATTTTAATATAAATCCCTCTGTTGTTATATTATTATTCTTTTCATTTAATTTACTTATATTATCTAAATTCTCTTGTAATTCTTGCATATTCTTATACATATATTGTGTTGGAGTTATTGTATTTGGTAATTTATGTACTACTTCTTCTAATGTATATTTTCGTGTTGTTAATACATGACATAATTCTTTGTATTCTTTTCCTAATTGTGTATAATTTACTAAATTTCTATTTTTATAATGTAATAATATGAAATGATAACAATAATCTTTATTTAATTCATCATAATTAAATTTATTATTTATTGTTTCATCAAAAAATTCATGATATGATTTATCTTTTACCCATTTTGAATTTCCCCCATCTAAACATCTTCTTGTTGAAACATACCATTTATCATTATGATTATATACTAATAACATAGTTCCCTCAAAACATTCTTCTATTACTAACTTATTCCAATTCTTGTTCTCTAAAAATTTAATTGCATCTTCATTATATAATATACGATTGTATTGTGTTCCTATTGGTAATAAATTCTTTTTATCTAATATTATACTTCTGCATGAATCTTCTAATTCTGTTACTTCATCTGACGCTTCTGCTGATCTATTCATCTGATCATAATTATATATTAATCCTAACTCTTCAGTCTCTTTAAATCCTAAATAATATTTGTTTAATTTCTTACTATCCTTCTCAGTTAAATATTCCTTTAAATCTTCATATGTTATCTTACCGTTCTCTTCAGTAAGTTTTGATACTATTTTATATAGGGGTAAATTCTTATATATTTGGGTAGTATTCATTTATCAAGATTATATTTAATATAGTTATATTCTTAAATATTGTTAGATTCAATTTTTTTAATAAAATAAAATACATCGTATTTTATTTTATTAAAAAAAGAAGTAAAATTAAACTATGTAGTTTAGATTTTCAATTTTTTTAATAAAATAAAATACATCGTATTTTATTTTATTAAAAAAAGAAGTAAATTTAAACTATGTAGTTTAGATTTTCAATTTTTTTAATAAAATAAAATACATCGTATTTTATTTTATTAAAAAAAGAAGTAAAATTAAACTATGTAGTTTAAATTTTTTGAAATATATAAAACAAGATTAGATAGATAAAAATTGGTAAATAATATGAGAGTAAAATAAAAATAAAAAATATAATTGTAGATATATATGAATCCAGGTATAAATATATTATTTTATAGTCGTTCATGTGATACATGTAAAAATTTATTAAAGATACTACAAAATGAAAATTTATTAGGATATTTTAAATTATATTGTGTTGATGGTAGATATCAAGAATTACCAAAATATATAACAACTGTTCCAACAATGATAGTATCTACTATAAACAAACCATTAGTTGCTGCTGAAACATTTGAATGGATTAAAAATATGAAATTTATTAAAAATCAAATGATACAAGATATGAATAAAAAACTAATTCAACAAAATTTAGTTAATATGACTAAAACTAATTTATCTGGACCATTGGGATTTATTCAACAAGAAATGAATGGATATTCTGATAATTATGCATTTCAAGATCCAAATATAGATAAAGCATTCCCACATAGTTATCTTGGACTTGGAGAAGAAGATAAGAATGCAATTTTTACTGCTCCTGAACAAAATAAAATGTCAAAAGATGACCAAACTAAAAAAATTAAAGAAGTACATAATTTTAGAGAACAACAAGATAAAGAATTCTCTGGTATTATGAAACAACAACAATTAAAAGCATTAAATACTTAATTATTTTTTATTAATTAATAAATAATAATTTTTAATAAATAAAAATTATTATTTATCAACTAATAAAAAATAATTTTGAGATAATTCACATAATATTTTTAAATGCATTATTAACATTTTTTTATTTTCATCTGATAATTTTAACCATAATGATTTAAAATCAAATATTTTACTTGCTACATTTTTATATTCAGAAAAATCTTTTTCTAAAAAAAATTTATCATCTTCTGCATCAATATATGTTTTATATTGTAATACATTTAATGTAAAAAAATCAATAAATTTATTTTTATTATTTTTATCATTAAATAATTTTTCTACAGTATTTATATTTTGTCCAACTATTGAATCTGGTACAATATTGCCTATTTTTAAACATAAATCATATAATATTGAATTAAAATCTTCTATTATTTGTTCTGATTCAGACATTATTATATATTATTAATAATAATAATTTCTTATATAAACACATATTATTAAATCATAATTTTATAGGTTTATGGATTAAAATTTACTAACATAAAAAATCCAATTACTATACCAATTATTTTTTGTAATAATACTGTATCTTGTATATCAAAACCTAATATTTGAAATTGATCCCAATTTCCATTTAATTTATTATTTAATACTATCCAATCTAAATATTCTGCATTTTCATGTATTTTTATTACATTTCTAATTGATAAATCTTTTATATAATCTATTTTTTTACTTTTATCATCAATTTCATTATTATTTAATTCTGATGTAAATGATTCTAATTTCTGTCTTGATAAAAATCTTGATATAAATTTTGTTGAACCTATAATTTTACTTATATCATCCACTTTATTTCTTATTATACTCATTGATATTATATATATTACTTCAACAAGTAAAAATATAAATATTTGTATATAATGAAGTATATCTACAAAATTACTATTAAAATTATTTGTTATATAATATACATTTAATATTCCTAATATCGTAATTGATGAAAATAACTTATTCATTTTTTGAACTGATTTAGTGTGATTTGATTTTAATTCTGTATATTCTTTTAATATTGATTCTATTGTTAAATCATTTGTACTTTTCTCTATATCATTTACTAATTTTTCTGAATATTCCCCTATTTCTATACTTAATGTTATAAATATTATTGAAAATGTTAATGCATTGACTAATAATATATTATAAGAATAAAATTTACTAAAAAATATTAAAATAGTAAATAATATTTTATATTTCAAGTCAATATTATTATAAATATCAGAATATATAACTAAATTTACATTTAATACTAAACATAATATACTTACAATACTAATAGTTATTGATATAAAACTTGATAATAATAATAAAAAATTAATAATTTTTATATAATCACTTTTTTTATTATTCACATTATTAAAATGTTCATTATAATATAATATTGCAAATATATACTGTAAAATAAAAGCAAAATCAAATATATTACTTGTTAAATATTTCCAATTATGTTTATTTCTTGTTAAATATATTGAATATACAAATTTCCAACATAATAAACATGTTATAAAAGATATATATATATAATTAACTATTAATTTGTAGTATTTAAATTTATTTGAATTATTATTAGAACTTATTTTTAAATTTAATTCACTATCTACATCAATTATTATATTATTTGGCTTTTTTATTTCTGATTTAAATTTTGTAGAATTATTTAATATATTAATTAATCCTAACCATTTTAAATAATTATAGTAAAATTTCATCTTATTTATTTAATTATATCTATTTATTATTGTTTATGTTTTTTGTTTATCAATTTTTTTAATAAAAAAAGTCAGAACATATAAATAAGTTTAAAAAAATAAAATAAAATAGAAATAATGTATATAGATGAATAAGTTATATAACGAATATGTAAATAGTTATTGTGATTTTTTAAAAGATTTAAATAGATATAATAATAATAGTAATGAACATATAACAAATTATTTAAATGTACATGATAAATTAGATTTTAATAAAGTTATGTTAAGATATTTAAGTGTATTTAAAGAACATGAAGAATTATTAAATAAGAAAGATGAGAAATTATTTGAATATAAATTAGAAATATTACCACAAATAAATATCTCAGAATTATATAATAATTTAACAGATAAACAAAAAAATAAAATATGGACATATTTACAAATCTTATTTATACAAAGTGAATTATTATTAAATAATAAAGAGACACCATCACCAACAAATAATATGGAAACATCAAAAGAATTAGAAGAATCAAAGGAATTTAATCCATTTAAAGGAGTAGGTTCAACAACAGAATATACAGTAGATGAGTTATTTTCAAATATAGAGAAAATATCAGATAAAGAATACAATATGGGTCTTGAATCAATAATAGAAACAACAGGAATAGATAAAATGATAGATTTAAATAAATTATCAGAACAATTAAAGAATTTAAATAAAGAAGAAATAGATGAGGCGACAAATAATATAAAAGGATTATTTGGAGATAAAATGGATAAAAATACAGGAGATTTATTAAACAACATGTTAAATAATATAACAAGTGAATTAAAGAAGGAAGATATATCAAATGGAAATCCAATTAAAAATATAATGAAAATAGCAGAAACAGTAGCAACAAATTTAAAACCACAAATAAATGAGAAGAATATAGATATGAGTAAATTATGGAATTCAACAGAAAACATAGCGAAGAATTATAAAGATAATAAAGGAGAAAATCCATTTGGAAATAATAATCCATTACAAATGTTAGGTAAAATGATGAATATGATAAACAATCCAAATTTAAATGAAAATGATTGTTTAGATGAATGTAATGATATGTTAAAACAGTTAGGAATGAATGGAATGGATTTAAAAAAATTAAATAAAAAAAGAAGATAAAAATAGTAGGTTTAAATAGTATAATTATAATATATAATTATACTATTATGACAAATAATATATATCAAGTAATAAAAGAGAAAGATTTAAATGAAATTATAAATGATCATCCACAAGATTTATTACTAATAATGTATTCATCAAAGACATGTGGACCATGTAAGAAGATTAAACCATTATTTATAAATATGTCAAAAGAAAACGAAGATAGTTTTTTTGTATATATAGATATAAACAATTATGATGGAGATATATCAAAATATACAAATGGATTTGAAGGAACACCAAAATTTTCATTTTACTTTAATAAGAATGAAATAGCAATAATATATGGAGCAAATGAACAAGTATTAAAAGATACATATATGAAATTAAAAATGAAAATATTAGAAAAAATGAGAGAATTTATAGAACAAGAAGAACAAAAAAAACATAATGAAAACAAACAACATATAGAAAATGATAAGACAGACAATAAAAATAATATAGAAAAAATAGAATTATTAAAAAAATTACATGAACTAACACAAAATGGAGTTGAATTAACAAAAAATTATGATTTTAATTCAGATTATAATGAATTATTAGCAGAATATAATTATCAAATGAGTTTAAAAGATAATTCACATGATGATAATAAAAAAGAAGAAAAGATAAAAAAAATACAAGAATTAAATCAAATAAATCAGATGATACAAATGCAAAAAATACACAAATTAAGACAATTAGAACAATTACAAAAATTAAAACAAGCAAAAATGGAAGATCAAAAAAATTAAAAAACATAAATAAATAATAATATCATAACATATATATTTATGATATTATATCCAGTAGTATGTTTTTTTGGAGAAGAATATATAAGTAATGAACAAATAACACAATATCATTTTAAATCTGATGATAATATTGATGAAATATTAAATAAATATAATCCAAATGTAATAGTAACAATTGGACCAACTTGGAATATATTTATAAATTTATTAAAACAACCATTACATATTAAAAAAAAATGGATACATTTTAATAATACAAAAGATATTCAAATTAATCAAATATATTATTGTTATTTAAAAAATACAATAGATAATAAAGATTCAAATAATCCATTAATATCCATATTTACATCAACATATAATTCAGGAGAAAAAATAAATCGTCCATTTCAATCTTTAAAGAATCAAACTTATCAAAATTGGGAATGGATAATAATGGATGATTCTACTGATATTAATTTTTTTAATAAATTAATTGAATTAAAAAATAATGATTACAGAATTAAAATATTTAAATCAGATAAAAATAATGGAAACATTGGACAATTAAAATATTATACTGCAAGTATGTGTAAAGGAGATTTATTATTAGAATTAGATCATGATGATGAACTTACTGATAATTGTTTAGAATTAATTAAATATCATTTTATTAATTATCCTGATATTGGATTTTTTTATTCTGATTTTGCTGAATTATATGAAAAAAATAATAATCCTTTTAATTATGGAGAAGATTGGGGATTTGGTTATGGAGGTTATTATGCTCAAAAATATAAAGATAAAATTGTTCATGTTGCTACATCTGTTAATTTAAATCCATCTACTATTAGATATATAACTGGTGTTCCTAATCATGTTAGAGTATGGACAAGTAAAGTATATAAACAATTAAATGGACATAATTTTTTTCCAGTTGTAGATGATTATGATTTGTTAATTAGAACTTTTTTAAATACAAAATGTATGAGAATACCATATTTAGGATATTTACAATATAGAAATGAAGATGGAAATACTACTTTTATTAGAAATAATGAAATACAAAAATTAACTTGTCTAATTAGAGACTATTATAATCCTCAAATTAGTGATAAATTAAAAGAATTAAATATTAAAGATAATTATTATTCTTATAATGGTCTAATTTGGAATAAACCATATAATTATCATGAACAACATATTACATTTTATCCTATACCTATTAAAAATAGTGTTTCAGTTATTATTTCAACATATAATCGTCCTGAAAAATTAAAAAAAGCAATAGATAGTGTATTAAATCAATCATATAAAGATTATGAATTAATAATAATTGGTGATAATTGTAAATATTTAGATGAAATAATGTTAAAATATAATGATAATAGAATTAGATGGTGGAATTTATTTAAAAACTATAATGATGGAGGAACAACTCCAAAAAATTATGCATTAAGAAAATTAATTAGAACTGAATATATTGCTTATTTAGATGATGATAATTATTGGGAAAATAATCATTTAGAATCTTTAATTACTAAAATAAATTCTGATAATGCTGAATATTGTTTTAGTTCTTTTATTATTAATAATAATTATAAAATATTATGTAAAGAACCATTATTATACAGAATTGATACAAGTTGTTTATTACATAAATATTCTTTAATAACTAAATATGGTTATTGGAAATCAATTAAAGAAATTTATACTCATGATTGGGAATTAGTATCAAGATGGACAAATGAAAAATATGCTTACACTGGATTATATACATTAAATTATGAAGCGGATTTAAATAAATGTAATCCTCAATTAATATATGAATATTATGGAGATCAAAATTAATTATATATTAAATATATAATATATAATTAATAATGAACCAATGTAATAAACCATTAGGATTATGTTCAACTACTCCAAAACAAAAATTTTGGTTATTAGATCCAACTGAACTATATAAAAATAATAATTATATGGAATTTATACCAACATCAAATATGTCTCGTCATCAACAATTAAATGCTTTAACACGCTTTTTTATTTATTTAACTCTATTACTTTTAATATTTAAAAAGAATGATAAATGGTTATATTTACCACTAATTGGATTAGTATTAATATTAATAATATATGGAATAAATACAACAGATACTTTTTCAAATATTAAAGAATTTGATAGAATTATGGATTTAAGATTAAATAAATTAATTAATAATGATAATAATGCTGATTTACATCACGATAATAAAGAAATAACTGGTGTAAAAGTATTACATGAAGATTTAAATAATTGTAATAGAAGTAATCCAAATTTACAATCAGGTTATATTGACTCTGAAGGTGATATTATTTTAGGTGATAAATATAATGTTAATACCTGTGATGACCCTAAATTATATACTTTTGATGAAATATTAGATTATGAAAAAAATACATGTAGGCAACCAGATTTAGCAAATCCATTTATGAATCCAAATATAATTGATTATAATAATGGTCCTATTCCTCAAGCAGGAAATGTAGATGATGATGAAATTAAAGAAAATATAAGAGTAAA